CCCGCTTACCTTCGGGCCGTAGATCAGCGGAGCGCCGGCGCCTGCCGTCTGCAGATAGAACTGACCGTCGACGCCGTCGTCATCGTCGGGTTCGGCCGTGCCGTAGAGGACGCCAAGACCGCGCGAGCCCTGGTTGCCGGGGCTGCCCTTGGTGCCCTTCAGCTTCCAGAGCGTGACCCAGGTCCCGCTCTTGCGCCGGAACAGCAGCGAGGTGTTCTGGTTCAACCAGAAATCGCCGTCGCGGCCGTCTGCCGTGGTGGGATTGCGGGCCGTATCCGCGCTGAGCACGGCAAAGCCCATCGCGGCCGGCTGGACCGGCCGTTCCACAGTGATAGCGTTCGCCATGATGCCTACCGGGTGATGCCCTGGACGACGGTGACGTCGCCGCGGCCGATGAAGATTGTTTCGGTGTCTCGGACGAAGAGGACGTCGCGGATGTAGGAGCCGGCCGGAACGCCGCTCATCAGCGTGGCGTTCGGGGCGATCGTGAAGGAAGTGCCGTCCGTCGCGATCGCGATGCCGTCGGCCGGCGACTGGAGATCGAGATAGGCGGTCGCCGCGTCAGCCGTCTTGCGAAGCTGCATCCGCACGGTGCCGGCGGTGAAATCGACCGCGACGCCATCGGTGCCGGTCACCGCAAAGCTTTCCGGCGGCCAGTCGGCATTGTTCGCGACCGTGATCGCGTCGAGATCCGGAGCGCCGGATGTCGTCATGGCTTACTCCGAGGTGGTCGTGGTGCTTGCGGCCGTGCCCGTGGTCGTGCCCGTGGACGTGCTCTCGACCGAGGCCAGGGTGATCTTCGCGACTGCCGTGGGATCGGTGAACGCGGCGCGGAAGAGATCGTCGATCTGCACCGAGGTCAGGCCGAGGGCGGTGCCCAGTGTCGTGAAGAGCGAATTGCTCCGCTCCCACGTTCCCGCGTCGTACTGCAGCTGGGAATCCTCGCGGGCGATATCGTCGGAGATCGCCGCGAGTGCCGCCTCGACGGCCGACTTGATGCCGGCATAAAGCAGCGTCCGCTTGCCCTGCGTGGAGGTGACGCTTTCCGGGACCGGCATGACGTAACCGGCCATGAAGGCGGCGGAAAGCTTGCCCTGCGTCTGGACCCCGGTCGCCCTGTCGATAGTGGTAATCGGCGGGATGGCGCTGTCCTCCATGATGAAGGACCTGACCGTCTGGCCGTTGAAAGCGTAGGCGTCGGAGGAGACGGCCTGATCGACGTCATGGACGGAGATCAGGGTCCCGTCCTCGGTCGTGAAGACCTCTTTCATGGTGCACCCGCTCAATGGCTGTAGATGTAGGAGTTCTGGTTGCCGATCGTGTTGACCGTCGGCGAGCAGGTCGGCGTCGTCACCGAGCCGGAGACGTCCATGGTCGCGCCGATCTGCGCCAGGAGGTCGCCGCTCGTGTTGGTCCCGCCGTCATAGGTGTAGACGAGCGCGAAGCCGCCCTGGCTGGCGGTGATCCCGTAGGTGCCGTTCGCCTTGCAGCGCAGCGCCGTCGCCCCGCCCGACTGGAAGTTCGAGTTGTTGTTGGCGGAAATGCCGTCGTAGCCGTTGTTGCGGAAATCACCGGCGCCGGAGAAGAGCTCGGCGAAGGAATTGTCGGTGATCGAGAGGCCCTGATAGCCGTTGTACATCGAGATCCAGGTGTCGAGGACCTGGATCGCACTCATGTTGGCGGCGAGGAACCCGCATTGCGTGTTGTGGGTAGCGCCGACGCGGTAGGCCTGCACGGCCGAGGCATAGTTGATGCGCAGGCCGGTGTTGCCGAAATGGTGGAACCAGCACTGCTCGATGCGGGTGTAGCCGGTGCCGATCTGGTTCTGCCAGTCGCCGATCAGGAAGCCGACCTGTCCGGCAGTCTTGTCGCCGACGAACAGCAGATCCTTGATGGTGCCGAAGCCGCCGCCGGTCATGTAGAAGCCGGCCTTCACCGCCCCGGTGACGACGATGCGGGTCGTGAAGATCGCGCGCAGCGACGCCTCGACATTGGCCGCGGTGGCATCGTTCACCGTGGCATAGGTCGGAAAGGCGTTCGCCAGCGCCTGCCCGCGGATGGAGATCTGCGAGCCGTAGGGATGGTTCAGCACCACCGGCCCGGTCGAGACGTTGATCGTGTGATCGCCGGCGTCGAGCACGATTTCCACGGTCACGTCGCTGGGGATGATCTTGTCGGAGAGCGCGAGCAGGCAGTCCTGCACCGGGTCGTAGTCGCCGGAGACGTAAAGGGTCGTGGTCTCCGTGATCCGGTGCAGCGCGATCACCGCGTCGGTCACCTGGGTGAAGACGTCGGCATCCGGCGTCAGGCCGGCGGCGGTCACCAGGTTGGCGAGCTCGCGCAGCATCATCTCATAGGAAGAGGCGCGCGGAATGGAGCCGCTGACGCCGGCGGCGAGATCGCCATCGACGTAGGACGCATCCTCGTCGTCGACGCCATAGGGCTGGATATACTTCATGGGGGATCGGCTCCGCGCGACGGATCGAAGGATCTGGAGGTGGATGGATGCTGGCCGGATGGATGCTGGTCGAACCGGCGCGGCGTCAGGCGCCGAGAGCCAGGTACTGGCTGTTGTCGGCGTCGGAGAAATCGAGCGAGGCGCTGGTGTTGTAGCGGAACAGCAGGATGGTGTGGGGAGGAGCCGCCGGGTTGAGCAGCGCCTCCAGGACGGGATCGCGCACGAAGCCGTGCAGCGGATCCACGCCGAAATGGCCGCCGCCCTCGCCGAAGCGGAAGGCGGTGGTCCTTGCCGTCAGGCTGACGATCCAGCTGGCCTCGATGGAGGGCGGCCCGAACCCGGTATCGCCGCCGAACGAACTCTCGCCGAAGCGGAAGACCTTCGGCTCCTCGATGGTCAGGTTCTCGTAGCCGGCGGCGAGCGCCAGGCAGAGGAAGTAGGACGGGCTGGCATTGCCGGCGGCCCCGAACTTGGAGCGGAGCGACAGCTTGCGGTTATCGAAGGTCGGCGCTGAGCCCAGCGACGGGTCCGGCAGGCCGAGCTCGTCTTCCCAGTCGGCCAGCGCGAACGCGTCGGCAACCGCCGACGGGAACGCCGCCTGGCTGGCGAGACTGAACTCCACCTTGTTGACGCCGGCGACCCAGGCCGCGATCGCCTTCCAGAACGAGCGCATCACGGGCGACGCGCGCCCGCCGTCACTGCCGATGTCCGAACCCCAGGCGGCGCCGCGCGGGGTCAGCGCGAGCACCTGCGGCAGGAGATCGTCGGCGCTCGGGTCGGCCTGCTTGTCGAGGACGGACGGGGGCGTCGACGGCAGCGCATTGCACGGCCATCCGGAAGAGGCGGTCATGATGGATCAGCCGAGGTTGACCTTGCCCAGCACCGGGAACTGGCCGGGAACGGAGAAGGTGATGTCGTCGGAAGGCGAGGACAGCTTGTGGCGGTTCTCGCCCGTCGCCCGCGAGATCGCTTCATCGATCCAGGAGCGGGAGAGAACGAAGTCGGTGCCGGGGATCGCCGGCTCCATGCGCTCGGCAAAGAGGGCGGCGAGCTCGGCGTTGATGGCTTCCTGCACCGCGGCGTTGTTCGGCGACAGGCCGGAGACGGTCACCGGCACCGAGACGGGCGTCGGGGCAGTGACATAGACCCGCGCCGTGATCGGCCGGACCGTGTCGTCGTCCAGGTAGGCCTGCACCGCCGCGACGTCGCTCGCCGTCGGGACGGCGTTGGTTCGGTCGCTGCGGGTGAAGGTGACCCAGACGCGGCGATCGTCATTGGTGAAGCCGGCGACCCAGACGTCGATGATGTCGCCGCTGACCTCCTTCACCCAACGCTGGAAGTCGGTCACCGAACCGCCCTGCGGCGGCTGGCGCTTGCGATCGAGAATTCGCGTGCGGAACGCCTCCATCGTCTCCTCGTCCGAGCCATTGCCGAGGCTGGATGCATCCACGGTGGCCGTGGAGCCCAACCCGTCCGGTGCGCCGGAGCCCTCCACCAGCGTCAGTTCGGTCTCCGCATCCGTGTTGCCGTCCTCGCCGGCCGCCGTGGCGATGACGGCGAGCGTTACGCTGATGCCGTCGGCCCTGGTGGAGGTGCGCGTTTGGAATACGGCGCCATCGGCCCGGGTGAACTGCACGCCGGCGGGCACGACCAGGCCGGCGGCGGCCGAGACCGCGACATTGCCGGTGGCAAAAGTCGCGGCGGTCAGCGTCAGCCCGACCTCATAGCCGTGCCGCTTCAGCCAGGCGCTGTCAGTTGCGGTGGAGGCAAAGCTTTGCTGCCAGAGCCATTTGCGCCGGAGCTCGTGCTGGAAGTCCAGGAGCGCCAGAACCTTGCCGATGACCCGCAGGTTGTTCGGCCAGAGATTGACGATCGCGCCGGGGATCTCCGACGTGATGGAGTTCCAGGCGAGCTTCGACAGGGTTGCAAGCGAACGGGTGCTATACGCCATCCGTCCGCCTCCACAGCATGTCGAACTCCGCCGAATAGGTCACGGTACCGTCGCGGCCATAGACGCCGATCTGCATCAGCACCCTGCCCCCGACCTGGTCGACTGTCGGCGTCGCCACGATCTTCGCGGCCGCGCCCTCGTCGATAAGCGGCTGCAGCGCGCGCACGCATTCGTTCGCCATCTGCGTTCCCGTGCGGTCGTTGAGGATGCTGCGGCGGTAAAGCCAGAGCTTGGAGCCCAGCGCCGCCTCGCCGCGCGCGGTGTCGAGATCGAAGCTGTCTCCGATCCAGCCGCGGGCATCGCCGCCATGCTCCGGCAGGAGCTCCCAGGCATCGGCTTTGCCGTCGGTGAAGAGCAGCATGATCAGCGCCGTGGTGAGCGGGTGCGCGGCCACCAGGCCGCCGACGCCACCCTCGGCCGGATCGGTGGAGATGGCGAAGTCGCCGCTAGTGCCGTTCCAGACGATATCCGGCGGCAGCACTTCGGCGCCGGCGTCGGCCAGCGGCGTGATCGTCAGTTGCATCAGAAATCCGCCTCTCAGGCGATGGAGAACCAGTCGGCGCCGGAGGAGGCATGGCCGCAGCTGGCGAGATCGCCGGCGCGGCAGACACCGACGCCGTTGATCTGGAAGATCGAGGAGGCCTGAACCATGGTCGCCGCGTCGTGCGGCGCCTTGCCGTGCGACTGGACGGGATCACCGAGGAGCACCACCGGCTGGCCGTCCACGGTGAAGAATGCCTGCCCGCCGGCAAGCTGCTCGCCGCCGGCGCTGTCGAGCGCCTTGCGCACGATACCGGGCATCAGGCCTGCTGCCAGTCGACGCCGGAGGCCGTGAAGGCCATCTTGCCGTCCTTGGTGATGACGATCGAGGCGGAGCCGCAAACCAGCGCGATCTGCTCGGCATGCACGATGCGGAGGCTCTGCTGCACCAGCGAGACCACGTTGCCGTGCATGTCATAGATCGCCGTCGAACCGGTCTCGCGGTTGCGCAGCCGGTAATCCGGATGCTCGAGGCCGAGCGCGGCGACCAGGCTGCGCTGGCCGCGCATGGCGACCGCCAAAGCGTGCGAGCCGGCCGGCGCGAAGCTGGCGAGCCCGAACGGCATCACGCGGTGCACGCCGGTGAGTTCCTCGCTGGCATAGCCGAGACCCTTCAGCGTCTGCATCGCCCCGTCATCCTGGGTCTCGGAGACCTGGAAGCGGAAGAGATCGGCGGCGTGCATGTCAGGCAGCCTTTTGGGCAGCGGCGACGACGCCGTCGAAGAGCGGATCGCGCAGGATTTGCGCCATGGCGGCGGGATCATCGATGCCGTGCCGGCGAAGGTGCTCGACCTGCTTCCGCAACCGCTTGATCTTGGCCGTCAGGATCGCCGCATGCGGCGCCTCGAACGGCCGTTGCGAACGTGCGGCCCGCTCCGCTTGCACCTGGTGGCGCCGGGCCAGATGCTGGAGATAGGGGCCGACATTCTCCGGGCTGAGCTTCGTCATCATTCCTCCAGCCCGTCGCCGGGATCGTAAACGGCATCCGCCGTGCCCTGGGGCTTCTTGCCGCCATGGGTGCGCGGATCCACAAAGGTCAGGTCGGCGCGGGTGCCTGCGCCTTCCCCGTCCGATTGCGAGAAGGTCACCGAGGACAGCGTCATGTCCTGGTCGATGTCCTCTTGCCTGTTCTTGATCGCCATCAGGAGCCCGGGCGTCCAAAGCGCGCCGGCCTCGTCGCGCCAGGAGGAAACCCGCGCGGTGATCTGGATGCCGTTGCCGGCCATGCGAAGGCGCTGCCACTTGCCACGCGTCTTCAGCTGCTCGGCCGTGTAATCCCCCTCGGGGATGACCAGGTGCGGGCGATAGGTCCCGCTCTCCTCGTCATATTCGTAATGCTCCTGCCGGAGCGCTTGCCTGTCGGTGCCGAGCGAGCGCTGGCCGCGCACGACGATCGGCGAGCGCTTCGCCTTGGGGCTGATCTGCACCCCCATCTTGTTGACGGGCGCCTGGCCCAACACCAGCGCGCCGGCGTGCCGCTTCGTGCCGGCCCGGGTGATGTTCACCGAGCCGTCGGGCTGGCCGACCAGCATCAGGCCCTGGTGCCGCGCCTCATTCTCCAGCGTCCGGAACATGGAGAGACCCGGGATCAGCTGGATCTTGTCGATCACCTTCAGCACCTGGTCGGTGGCGAAGCCGATGCCGAACTCATCGAATTCCTGGGCGGCTTGCAGCAGCGTCTTCTTCTCGACCCGCCCGGTCCGGTGCTTCACCGGCGGGCAGTCGATGCCGTCGCGCGCCTTGGACCGGCCCTCGATCCGGATTTCCTTGTTTTCGCCCTCGCCGTAATCGGCCGCATAGGTGTCAACCGCCCCGGTGCAAAGGAGATCGCCACTACCGGGCGCACCGGTCTGGCTCACCGGCGTGGTGCGGATTTCGATCTTGCGCCCGTAGCGCAGCACCTTCGCCTCCGGGCTCCAGCTGGCGTTCGTGGCCTTCATCGCGAACGAGATCGCCGCCTGCTCCATGGAGCGGGTGATGTTCACGTCCTGCCAGCCCTGCAGGCTGACGCCATCGGCGATGATGGCGACGGTCTCGAGGATGACAGGCATGGACTATCCCGATCAGGAACTGGAAGACGGCGACAGCGCCTCGATCGTCGCCGGCATGAAGAGCGGGGTGCCGCAACGATTGCGCGTCACCAGATCCTCCGCCTCGGTCGGATCGGAATAGAGCATCCAGGCGACGAGCGCCGCCGGGAGTGAGAGTTTCGCAGAGACCTTCACCACCGGTTTCAGGTCGGTGGCGAGCGTGACCAGCTGCGCATTGCAGTTCTGCGCGACGTCGGCGAGCACGCCGAAGATCTCGATGCCGGCGGCATCTGCGATCCGGTCCGAGGCATCTTCCATCGCGTCGGCAATGCGCTGCCGCGCCTCGGCCGCCGATTGCCGGTCGGCATATTGCGTCTGGGCTTCCGCGAGAAACGCCTGACCGAGAAACGCCGCCTCGACGCAAGCTGCGAGCGCCCGGGCCAGACTGCCGTGCCGGGTGAGCCCCGGTGAAGCCGTTAAGGCCACCGCGCCCGCGGCCGACGTTGCCGCCGCATAAAGCGGGATGGCGATGTCGCCGGCACCCGCATCGTCGCCGATCGCGCCGATCGCGGTAGCGAGCGCAACGCCGATCTCCGCCGCGCGGGTGAGCGTGGTCAGCTGCGGCGCCAGCACATTACGCACCAGGTCGGTTGAGGCCGTGAGATTGCTGGCGACCGCGGAAGACAGCGGGATCTTGCCCGCGGCCGTCTCCAGCGCATCGGCCAGCACGATCGCGGCATCGTAGGCCATGGCATAGGAACCGGTGAAGCTCACGAGATCTGCAATCCTGATGTGAAAAATTCAGATCCTATTCCGCGCCTACTGCCCGAAGGCGGAAAGCGCGGAGGAGATCAGGGCGGGCAGCGTGGCGAGAGAGCTCGCGGCGATGCGATCGCCGATCGCCGTCGCCTGCACCGTGCTGGTTCCGCCCGCCTCCACGAAGCTCATCTCGATCTTGATGGTGCCGAGCTGATCCTTGCTTCCGGTTGTGCTGCACTCGGTGCAGCGCACCTGCAGCGATCCGGAAAACGGCAGGATCAGCGTACCGACACCATCGGTCGAGCATGCCTCGACCAGCGCGAGCGCATCGGTGTCGGCGGTGTCGCCGGCGACATAGGCGCTGACTTTCCAGCGGCGGACCTTGCGGCCCATGTCTTCGGTCGCATGGTCCTCCGCCTTGACGAACTCATGGACGGCAACGCGCCGCCCACTATCCGCCAGGCCCTCTTCCGACACCTGGAACGACACGCCCCGGTACGATGCCGGCAGCAGGGTTTTCGGCCAGTTGCGCATCAGTGGTTCGTGCTCGCTCCGCCATCAGCGGTCCCCGCCATGGAGGTGCCGACGCTTGCCTTGATGTTGCCGACCGAGACGGCCGAGGTGGACGTGACAGCTGCCGGGCCATCGACCTTGATGCCGATGTTCACGTTCGCCTGTCCCTTGAGCTCGACGGGATCGAGCTTGCCGGTGACGTCGACAGGTTCGGCGATGCGGGCATTCAGCGGCGCACCGTGAAGCAGCTGCTCGAAGTCGGACCGGTTCCCGATCGCAGCTGGCGACGCGACGTGCGGCGGGTTCACCATGTTGTCGAGCACCCGCTCCTGGTGTGCAGTTACCGGCGGCGCGAGAAGCGGGTTTTGATCGGGCATCTTGCCGGGCGCGACCCAGCCGAGATGCGTGCTGTTGAGCCATCCCTTGATGACGCCGTCCAGGGCCTTAGCCCCTTCATAGTTGCCGGCGATGAACTTCTTGCCATCGTCCGCATTCGTCGGGATCTGAGAGCCGATGCCAGCCACGTTCAGGAAGTTCAGGAAAAGCCGCCACTTTCCGAGCCCGGGCACGTCGCCAGCTTTGTCGCCGAACTTGCTCTTGATCTCCTGCGAGGTTGCCGCGCCGCCCAATTTGCCGGCAGCACCGGTCAGAGCAGCTGCCGCACCGTCGAGCAAACCGGCAGATCCATCCAGGGCGGCGGCCGAGCCTTGAAGGCCGAAGCCGCCGAACAGAACGCCGGCGCTTTTTACGGCGCCCCAACCAGCGGCCAGAGCGGCGATGCCGGCGCCGATCCTCTGCAGGGTCGGATTTGCCTCCGCCATGTACTGCACGATCTCCCCGGCCTTCTCGGTCAGGTTCGTCAGCATGCCGCCACTGCCGTTGTTGTCAAACGCACGGGCAACGGCCGTCTGCAGATTGAGAACAGCGCCCTCGAACTTGCTCACCGCACCGTCAAAGCCGGACATCCGCTCGTCCGCGACCTTCTGGGCGTAACCTTGCGAGTCGTTCAGGATCTCTTCCAGCATGTGCTGGAACGTCGCGGGATCACCGAGCGCGGTTGCGATGCGACCACCCTGCTTTGATCCGAAGATCGCGTTCGCCAACGCCGGGTTGCTTGCGATCTTCGACATGAGGTCGGACACGAACCGGGGCATGTCGACGCCGAGCATGGAAGCATCCCGGTACCGGTTCGCGGCACCGGCGATGCTCTTCAGGCTCTTGGCATCATCGCCACGGAGAGAACCCTTCAGCGCCCGCACCACAGCCGGGGCAAATTTCGAAGGGTCAGCAATCAGCTTCTTGTCGGCGAAGATCCGCCCGAGCGCCGCCTGGGACCTCGCATTTAGGTCTATACCATACGATGCCGAGATGTTCTTGACGAAGGCGTCCCTGTCGAGGTGATCGGGGTTCCTTTGGTAATTCTTGTAGTCGAGCCCGTTGGCGAGCATCGACTCCTTCGCCTTGCGGGTCGGTGACAATCCGGCCGCGACGAGAGCGCGGAACGCGACACCGGATTCGTCGCCGCCCATGTTGGCCTTCTTCAGAATGCCGGAGAACGCGAGCAGTTGCTCCTCGCTCAGTCCAGCCAGGCGCGCCGGCGTCGCCCCATATTTATAGGCCTGCTGGATATCCTCGGCGGACATGCCGGAGATCTTCGCGGCCTTGACTTGGACATCCGCTGTGCGCTGGGCAGACGCGATCGCCGCCGGCAGGTTGGAGACGTCCTTTTTGAAGCCGAAAATGGCGCTTTCCATCATCGTGGCCGCTTCAGGCAACGTGAGGTCGAGCGACTGGCCCAGATTGGCCGCCTGCCCTGTCAATCCAAGAACCTGATCTCGGTTCAGACCGCGCGCTGCGAGCCCGCGCTGCGCTTCCAGCCACTGGATATCGTTGTATTTGGTCGTGCCGCCGCCGTGGATGGCCTGCTGCACCAAGGGCAGCTGCTGTTCATCGGTGAGGCCCATCACGACCTTGGCGTATCGACGTTCCTTATCGAACTCCCGATAGGTCTCGACCGAACGCTCGGCAAAATGCTCGGCGCCGTAGGCGAAGGCGCCGCCAGCCAGCGCGCCGACGTGTCGGAGCTCCTGGTGCCGCGCCGCACGCCGCTCGGCGATCCGCTGCTGCTTCGCCAGCGCTGCGGTTGCACCCTCGACCGCATGCTCGAGCCGTTTCTGCTCGGATGCGAGATGCCCGATATCCACGCCTTCAGCCTTGAGGGCACGCTGCGCGCGATGGACGGCATCCGCCTGTTTTTCATAGGCAGCGCTGGCGCGCACAACTGCCGCCTGGGCAGTTTTCAACGCGGTTTCCAGCTTCCGGGTCGGCTTCTCCGCCATCTCCATGGCGCGCGCAGCACCCTGGACCGACTTTTGCGCACCATCGAGCCGCTTACGGAACTCGACAAGCTGGTTCCTGCCGCGCCCGAAGCGGTCAATCGCTTCCAGCTGCTTCCCGGCTTTGCCGATCGCGGTGGAAAGACGCTCAATATTCTGCGCGCCTTTGGTCGCCTTTCCGATCTTGTCGATACGGCCGGCGATCTTCTCAAAGACGCCATTGGTGGCGTCCTTTGCTGTAATCCGGGCTTCTGCCGAAATGATGCGGTTCGACATCTAGCGCCGGTCCTTTTTCTTTCGCTCTTCCGTGACCTTGACCGCGGCCTGATACCAGAACCCGAGTTCGGTCAGGCTGAGCCGGCCGATGCTCTCGAAGCTGTTGGAGCCTATTCCGGCGAAGGCGAGGTCGACGGCGAGGTCTTCGAGGCCGCGTTGTCCTCGTCGTCGGACTGGAAAAAATCGATCACGGCTTGTTTGAGATCGCGAGCCAAACGGATGCCGCCCATTTCGAGGATCAGATGATCTTTCGGCTCGACCAGGCAGCGTTCCACATAGCCGCGGATGGCCTCCAGGTTCTCCGCATAGATCATGGTGCCGGATGGGGTACGTCCCACAGCGACAGGATCGCCGAATTCCAGAACGTCGGAGACCGTTGGTTCCCGCAACACCACCCGGTGGATGGGACCGTCATGGCCGACCAGAGGGTCGTGCAACTTGATGATGGTGGTTTTTGCCAATGTCGGCCTCAAAAGGTTGGAAGCTTAGGTTCGGAGCGCCGCGCCGATCAGGCGTAGCGCTGGTATTGGTCGGATTCGAGCTTGAGCCCGGAAACCTCGCCGGTGGCGGTATCGATCTCCGGCTTGCCGCCCCAGCGAGCCGCCGTGAAGAGATGCGTCACGCCGTAATCGTCTTCCTTGAAGGTGACGTTGACCTTGGAAAGCAGCATGTCCTCGGTCCACTTGATCGAGGTGCTGCCGCGATCGAGCGAAAGCTCGATGGAGGCGAGTTCCGGCTTCACGGTGGAGTAGCCGGAGCCATCCATGTTGGCGCCGTTCTCCAGCGACACGAGGGACGGATTGATCTTGGCCGCGCCGCGGGCGTGATAGGTCACGCCGTCGATGGTGAGCGAGACGCGCCCGCCTTTGGTGTCCATCTATGGATTCCTTGTGTGGGTACGATGTCGGGGGATGCTGGCGGCCGATCAGGCCGTCGCTGCGCTCGCGGCGGCGTCGTTGTCGAACTGCAGGAAGACCGTGACGTTGGCCGCGAAGACGCGGAGCTGGTTCGTGACGTCGACCGGAATGTAGGCGTTGAGCCGGCAGCTGTCGGACGAACGCTCCACGATCAGCGCGTCGGCGAACACGTCGAGATTCTCGCAGATGCCGGCGAGGTTGCAGAGTTCCGCATAGGCGTGGACGATCGTGGCCTTTGCATCCGCCGGCGTCACGATGCCCTGGATGCCACGCGGGTTTTCATCCTTCAGCGCGTGGCGCGGATAGGTCTCCTCAACCCGCTGGCGCAGATAGCGCCCGACATACATGGAGATGGCGAGCGTCTCGACATCCAGCCAAGTCGTGTCGGCGGTGCCGTAGGCGTTGACCTGGTAGGTCGTGCAGATCCGCTCCAGCTGCACCGTGCCGTCGGCGGCGACTGTGAAGCCTGCGATGCCGTTTTCGTAGAGCGACTGGCGGTCGCTCTGGGCCCAGCGGTCGTTCTCGTCCTTCGGCGCGCGGATGCCGTCCAGCGACAGCGTCTGCAGCGGCCGGGCGATCTCAATCGCTTCGGTCACCGCCGCGCCCATGTTCTTCGACAGGGCGATGCGGCCGTTCAAGGCCGCCGTCACGCACCAGAGCGGATGCGGGGAATTGTAGATCCCGAGCACCGTGGCATGCGGATCGTTGCGCACCGCGCCGAAGGCGGTCAGCGTCGCCAGCGTCCCGTCCATGGCCGTGGTGTAGTGGCCCTGCTTCTGCACGGTGGGCGACCAGCGACCGCTGCCGGAATTGGACAGGTAGTCCTTCACCGCGTCGAGGTGGGCGACGGAATTGAACGGGCTGGCGATCCAGGTCGCTTCGGCATTGCCGATCAGCGCCAGGGCGGCCGCCATGTCCACTTCGCCGGAGCCGCCGGTCGGCTGCACCACGGTGACCGTCACGCCAGTCGGATCGACCTCGTCGCCGTCCAGGCCGCTCTCGACGCGGATCTGGTTGCCGACGGACCCGCCATGGCGCGCTGTCAGGGTGACCACGGCGCCCGCCACGGTAGCGGTGACCGGGAACGCCATCTTGCGGCTGAAACGGGTGTAGCCCTTGGCGACGGCGGCGGCAAAGCGCGTGGCGATCGCGGTGGCGGTGTCACCGGCGGCAACGGCGATGGAAACCGCTTCGCCGGCGACATAGCGCACCAGCGTGCCGGAGGCCGTGGCCGGACCGGTGAAGGTGAGCGTGCCCGCGGCCTTCACGGCGCCGTCGGGTTCGGCAACCGGCAACACGTAGATGGCGCCGACCGGATCATGCCAGCGGGCGAACTGCGCCTGGTCGGCCAGCGTGGAGCCGGCGCCGAACAGCCCGTTCGGGTCGCGCGAGCTCAGGATCTGCAGCTTGCCGAGAGTGGCGGCGCCGCCCGTCAGCATATGGCCGATCAGGACCTGGGTGGACTTGCCGGAATAGGGAGCGGCGCCGGCGTTGAACTCGGCGAAGAAAAGGCTCGTCCGCATGTCGGACGGCATCTGATTGAAAGCGACCGTCATGGGTCTGGTCTCCGATGCGGACGGAAGGATTTACTTGGAAGCGGCGGCCGTCGTGGCCGTGGTCGTTCCGGTGGAGGCGGTGGTTCCGGCCGTGGTCGTGCCGGCAGCAGCGGTGCTGGCCGTGGACGCAGTTCCGGACGTGCTGCTGGAGCTCGTGTCGGGCGCGGCTGCGGCGCTCGATGCCGCCGAGGTGTCCTGCACCTCCACGACATCGCCGCGGTTCTTCAGCCGGAGCCAGAACGCATTGCGCGGCTTGGTCTCGCCGGCGCTCGCGAGCAGGTCGCCGGTCACGGGGTCTCGGAGCCGCGCGCCATCGACGCCCGGCTTGATGTTGAAGGTGTCCATGGAAGTCCCGGTCAGGAAAGGGTGATGGTCTCGCCGAAGGTGGTTCCGGCCGCTTCGGCATCGGCTTCCGAGATCGGCCCGGTTTCCGGGTCGAACTGGACCTGCGGCGCAATCGTCAGGTCGATGCCGACGGAGCTGCACGCGAGCGTGCTGCCCGGCATCCTGGCGTCGATCATCTGGCAAAGGAGCTCGCCGGAGGAGCCGGCCGGCATTGCCAGGCAGACGATGCGCAGCGGATCCGGCAGCGCGGCATAGGTGCCGGTGGCGAACGGGTCTGGCTCATAGGCCGTCATGACCGTGCCCAGCGTGATCAGCCGGATCGCCAGCCGCTCGCCCGTCTCATCGGTGGCGTATCGCGCCGATTTCACGGTGTTGAAGCGACGCGCCACCTTGCGCACGAGCGCTGCCTCGGCTGTTTCGCCAACGGTGATGATCTCGATTGCCCGATGTTCCAGGAGGTCGAGGTGGGCCTCGAGCTCGCGGTCCGTCACTGGCGCGGCGATGCCGACAGGCTGCCCCTCGTCATTGACGGCAAGCGACTGCATCGCGATTTCCAGCACCAGGTCGCAGCGGCGATCGAACGGGACCCCGCCATTGTTGGCGCTGAATGCTTCGCCCGCATCGTCCTCGGTGGTGACGATGATCACCGGCACCGGTTCCTGATGGTCAAGATCCGGGATGCGGGAATCATCGATCCGGTCGCCGCAGAGATCGGCAATCACCGGATCGCTCTTCAGCGCCTCGATGACGGCCAGGCGGAGCGCCGTGCGGGCAAGGCTCATGAGCTATCTCGCGAGGTGAACGGCCAGGCGGCCGACGTCGATCGGAATGACGATCTCGATGCGATACCGCTCGCCGGTGCTCTTGCGGACGATCTCGTCATTGGTCTGCGGGCGACCGGCGGCGAACACAGCGGCGGCCACGTCGACGGCCGGCTTGCCCCCGGCTATCAGCGTCGAGGCATCGTCGGAGCGGGCGCCTCGCGTCTTGGCATGAAGCACAGCCCCATCCACGACGAAGACGCCCCGGAAGTCGAAGGATGCCCGGCTGGCGTCGTTCGCCGGCCGGGCATTCCGTTCCGCCTTCGCTTTGGGGACGAAGGTGAGGTCCTCGGCAAAGACGGCATCGCTGGTCGCCCCGGCCGCGAAGGCCAGGGAATCGAACAGCGACGGCATCAGAAGGACATGTTCAGGCGGACGCGACCGATGTCGGAGGGATTAGCGGCCACAAGGGCAGCCACGCCGATATAGGTGTTGCCCGAGGCGGTGGTGGTGGCGCCCTTGTTGGTGGCGTCCCAGTAGATCTTCGCGCCCTGCGTCCAGGCCTGGGCGCTGGACTTGGTCAGATCGTAGACGCCACCGATCTTGATCTCGACGTCGTCACCGGAGGCCGCATTGGAAGCGGCAATGCCGAACATGTTGCCGACGATCACGAGATCGCCGGACAGGACGTCGGCGGGGGCCGTGACGGTGAGAACCGCGCCCGGCTGGATGAAATTCTGCATGGAAGAAACCCTCTTGGATGGTCCGCAAAAGCAAAGGGCCGCTCACGGCGGCCCCTTGCTGGTCAGGTCAGGCGGTTGCGATCAGACGGGGTTCTTGTAGAGGCCACGCCAGTCGATGACCTTGGCGCCGACGTCCTGGCGAACCTTCACCTCGATGCCGTCCACGTCGAAGCCCATTCGGGTTTCCGTGTAGAGGCCCTGCGCACCTTCCAGATACGCCAGCTCGATCACGTCGATCTGGCCGGGATCGCCGGCGAGATACCAATTCGTGCTGGAGGCGGCGTCGAGGCGCGGCTCGGAGATCGGCACCAGCTTCTTCATCGACGTGGTGACCACGTCGGCGGCCTTGGTCGGGAAGATCTGCCCGAGGAACTGCTCGGTCGTCGTCTCCAGCGCGGTCGGAACCAGCAGATAAGTCGGCGTGATGTTGAGGAGCGTCTTGCCGTCGAGCCCCTTCTGCACCCGCATCGACTGGCGCCCGGCACCGACGCTGTCGGCGGCGATCGCGGCGGCGGTGCCGAGATTGCCATGCTTGGCATGGAACAGCGTCAGGCCGTCTGCCATCACGGGATTGCCGGTGATCTGGCCCCAGACGAGATCGCTCTCAAGGTTTGCGGCCGCGACACCGAACGAGCGCGGGATGCGCGTGAAGGCGTCGAGATCGTCGTTGATCAGGACCTGACGGGTGATGCCGACGATCTTGCCGTAGGTCGAGACGGCGTATTTCTCGGCCGCATCCCCCATGCTGCCGCGCTTGAACTCGCCGTGCTCGTTCACCTTCTCCAGCTGCGGGGCTTCGCCCAGCTGGACCCGGGAAACCTGCTTGAAGTCCGGCACCGTCACGACGCGCACCAGCGACCGGAACGTCTGCGGGGCGGCCTGGTAGCCGGCGCGCAGCGTCTTATTCGCGACATTGGCAAGGACGTTCGGGAAGTCGCCGGTCGACAGCATGCCACCGGAGCGCATGGCCATCATGGAGGTGTCGGAGCGCATGGACAGCATGGCGCCGGCGAGTTCGTTCTTGGACAGGCCGCGGGTCCGGACACCGGCCGCTTCCAGGCAGTCGCGGCCCATCTCGAGGATGGTCATGCCGCGGAAGGTCCGGCCGTGCTCGGTCAGCTCGTACTTCGTCGGGTCGAAGCGATGCAGGAGAGCGTTTTCGAGCGCTCCGCCGCGCTTTTCCTCTTCGGAGGCACCGGTAATCTGCGCGCGAGCGGACGGCCGGGTGTGGGTCTTCTCGGCTTCGTCAGCCATGTGGTCGAAGCCACGGGCGCGGAAGGCGTCCGCGGACGTGCCGTCCGCAATCGCCGTGCTGATGATCTCCGGCGAAAGACCGGCGCGCTGGCCGATGGTCAGGATCGTCGCGCTACGCTCGCGCTCGGCGCGGATCTGGGCCTGCGCGTCAACCGGTGCGGGCTGAGGGGCCGCGGTGGTGCCGGGCTGCGGTGCAATGACCGTCGGGTTGCCGGCCACGGGCGCGGCGCGGTTTTCGGTCGTGAGGTCGGGCTGTGCGTCGACTTCGGGGGGCATGCGGTTCTCCAGTTGGGGGGCCGCCGGAGCGGCAGAAGGTGCGTCGGCCCGACTGACGACGCAGGGGAAAAGGTCGGGGTCTCCGGGGCGGGAGCCTGCGGAGCGCATCTGGGCGCCGGGGTCGGCGCCAACGGGCACCGCGGAGATCTCCAGCGGCTCCCAGTCGGTCACTCGCCAAACGGGGACAGAGCCGTCATCGGCCTCCCGCTTCTCCACCTCGTGGATCAGGTAGCCGGCGGAGACGTTGCGGATGACGCCGTCGCGGATCTTGCCGACGGTATCGGCATCGCTCGGCGCATTGGACAGCTTCACCGTCGCAATGCCGCGACCGTTCTCGATCTTTGCCGTGCCGGGCACGATGGAGCCGATGACGTCGCTCAGATCGTAGGAGCTGTGGGTGTTGAGGAACGGCGCACCGTTGTTCAGCCGCTCCAGCCGGACATTCTCGGGGGCAACGATCAGCTGCTCGTCGTAAAGCCCGTCGCGCCAGGAGTTCCGGCGCACCGTGGCGCCGGTCGTCCAGATGATCTCGATCGTGTTCGCTTCTTCGTCGAAGGTGGACGAGCGGACGACCGCCGTCCGCGTCTGCAGCGGAAGCTGAATGATTTCCGGAGGCATGGATGGTCTCTCAGTTGGCCGCGTCGGCAGCCGGTTTCTCGTTCGCGGCATCGGCCTGGGCGACGCCAAGCTGCGAGGTGCGACGCGGATCGATATCGAGGACGAGATTTTCCGCGTCGATGATCTTCAGGAACGCGGACGTGTCCTTGATCACCTTGCGCCAGTCCTCGCCCCATGCGGAGATGAAGGTCTGCGGCGTCATGCGTCCGGCGCGAACGGCCAGAATGTCGGCTTCCAGATCCTTGCGGGGATCGATCGGCTCGACCGCCGGCATGACGTAATCGAAGCGCCAGCCATCCCGGCGAGGCTTGATAACGTCGGCCAAGATGGCGGCATCGACGAACCAGTTCGTCACCCGCCGCATCATCTGCGGCACCAGGACGTTGTATTGCGTCTGCTCGGTCAGCCGGCGCTGCTCGATCTTGCCGGCCCGGAGGCTGGAATAGTTCGCCTGGCGCAGGTCGCCGGTCAGCTGGTCGTAGGTGATGCCCGCGCCGGCGGCCATGCCGAACAGGGTGGAAAGCCAGACCTGCTCATATTGGCCCGAGCTGGTTGGCTGGGCGAAGCTGATCTTCTCCCCTTCCTGCAGGTACGCGATCATGCCCGGCCGCATCTCCTCGATGCGCGCGTCGTCGCGGCTCGGACTGAGCGGGCTGGTTCGCTCGCCCTCCAGGGTGACGAAGCCGGTATAACAGGCCTCGGTCTTGGCCTTCATGATGACGGCGTCGACCAGATCGCCCAGATCGCGGCTCGGCATCAGGATCGGAGCAAAGACGGGGACGCCCCTCACCTGCCCGGCTCGCAATGGCCTGAAGAGGTGAATGACGTCCTCGACCGGAACGAAGGTCGAATTGAATGGCGCGCCGCGGAACGTGTATTCGCCGGGGTGCTGGCTGTGCAGCCACAGGCCCGTGCGCGCATCCCAGGTGCCGAGACCAACGCCCAGGCGGCTATATTGGTTGTCGAAGGTCCCAAGATCACGGCTTTCGTCGATCAGATCCCCTTCCAGAACCTGCAGCGCGAGCTTGACGCGGCGGCGATCGCCGCTGCGGAGCGGAATGCGCCGCATCACCGCGTCGCCGCCTTCCAGCGCGCTGGAATAAAGCAGCGCCTGCTGTCCCGCGAAGTTGTTGATCCCCTCCACGTCCGAGGTGTCGCACCACTCCAGCCACGCGTCCCCCAGCTGGCGATCGGTGCGATCCGAGCCGGTGGCCGGGACGGCATTGATGCCGGTGCCGATCGTGTGGCCGACATGGACGTCGAGGATGCGGCGACCGGCCCAAGTGTTGCGGGCAAGATCACGCGACCGATCGCGCAGTCGGGCAAGCGCCGGGCCGATCTCCACGTTGGCGGACGTGGCGGCGGCGGTGAAGGAATCTCCCCGCCGGCCAACGCGCGCGCCGTCATAGGCCCGCTTCTGATCGAGGGCGCTGAAGGCCCGCGCGCGCTTCATCGCGGCGCCCGGGGCGATCCAGGCGAGCGCCTGTAATGCTCGGGACATGGATCAGTCCCTGCGGAAAGAAGCGAGAGTGACGCGCGGCGCCGTAACCGTGCCGCCAAGCGCCGCCGCGATGTCCCGGCGCACCGAGCGCATCTCAGCCAGCGAGCGGTAGAACACCTCGCGATTGTCAGCGAAGCGCACGCGCGAGGCGCCCGTGGCGATCGCCGCGTCGATGGCAGCGAGGTCAGCTTGCGTCCAGGTGGTCATCAGCGATCCAGCCAGCCTTTTGTTCGATCGCCGAACCAGCCCTGGGAGGCCGGCCGCGATGCTGTTTCCTTGGGTTCCGGCTGGCGCACCGGCACGTCTTCCACAGGTTCAGGAGCCCGCTCCCGGTCCGCTTCGAGGCGGTCCCACACCGCATCCGGCATGCCGCGAAGGCCGAGCTTGATGGCCGCCGCCTCCGCCTGCAGGTGCGTGTCCAAGCCTTCGTTCGCCTGGTTTGGATCCTTCTCCCAGCGATAGACCGTGAAGCCGTGACGCTTCACAGGCTGCCGGCGCTCGGCCGTCAGCTGCCGGAAATATTCGTCCTCAAGACCACGCGCGAAGCCGATGAAGCCGCGCTCCTGCGGATCCACCTTCATGAGGTTGCGATAGAGCGCCATCTTCAGGACCGAGGTCCCGAAGTTGTGGAACCGCCGGGAGTACGCAAGCAGCTTGCCGGCCGCGTTGCGCTCCTTGGCGACCCGCGCCAGCAGCGGCGCCGATTCCGATGGCACGCCGCGAACCATGATCACGCGCGACGACGGATGCTGCTGGGCCCAGGACCAAACGTCCTCGGTCCAGGCATTGCCGTCGATCGCGGCCAGATCGATGCCGATCCGCCGGCCGAGCGTGTTCGGCCAGGTCTGCTCCATCAGGTCGTTGAGGCGCGCCTGGGTGGCGGGCTCGCTGATGTGGCCGGGAATGATCCGGTAATCGATGACGAAACGCCGCCCGTCTCGGCCGAAGCCGACCAGCTGCGTTTCGACGCGATCAAGCTGGCAGTCCAAACCGAGCGTCAACAGCAGCGCCCCTAGGGGAATAGTGCCGATCGCGTAATCCGATTCCGCAGCGCGGTCGCGCAACCCTTCCCAGGGCGGCGCCTCGCTCTGGGCCCGGAAAGCTTTCCCCACGGTATCGTTCAGGAAAGTCTGCTCGGCGGCCGGGTCACCGCGCGCCTTCAGCCATTCCAGGGCGATCTGCCGCCACGACTGCAGGAGCGAATAGGCCGACCACAAATAGAAGGAGCGGTGGAACCGCTTCATCTTCGGGTTGTCGGCCCGCCACTCCCCCCGCGGCAGCATTGCGGAGCGATGATGCTCCTCGATCTCGCAGCCGCAGGCGACGCAGGTGAAGTGCGCGGCTTCCGGCCGGTCCTCATCGAAGTCGGCCAGCAGGTTTTCCCATTCAAGGGACTGCATCGTGTCGCAGTGCGGACACGGCACATAAAGCCGTTCCTGGCTGCCGGCGTCATAGCTCTTCGTGATCCGGCAACCGGGCATGACCAGCGGCGTGGAGATCTTGAAGATCTTGGCGAAGGTGATGGCGCGGGAGCGGCTGTCGGCCTGGCTCTCGGGATCGCCACCGGAATTGTTCTCCCACTTCGACAGATCGTCCTGCACCTGACGGGGCATGGTGACCTGCGAAAGCGATGCCGGCGAATTGGCGCCGGAGATCAGGATGGCGCCGAGGCCGTCCGCACGTTCCTTGTAGAGGGTGCTGTCACCTCCGTCCCGGCTCTTCTCCGGAAAGATCGCCTTCAGCGCGGACGTATTCCGCAGCATTGGCCGAAGCTTCATCTTCGACCAACGCTCGGCGTTGTTCTCCGTCGGATGGACGTACATCAGGTCGCCCGGGTCCATCTCCATGGAGCCGCAGGTGAAGATGTTCGCCAGCACCGTGCCGCCGAGCTGGGCGGACTTGGCGAGGGTGACGATCCGGCAGGGATCCTCAGGGCTGAGCGCCTTCAGGATCTCGGTGAAATACGCGAACCGGTCGGGGTTGTAGGGTCCCGGCTCCGGCGATTCACGCTTGGTGAAGCTGATGTTCTTCACCGCCCAGGCGAGATAATCGACGGGCGGCGGTGGCATGAGCGCGGCCGCGACCGCCTCGTGCCGGAGGCGATCCGGGTTCGCCAGCATAGCGACCATGGATCATGTCTCTGTTGTCGCGACCTCCTGGGCGGCCACGAACTCCGGCAGCGCTTCGGCCGCCAGCTTGTTGCTCTCCGCCACTTGCTGGCGGACCTTGCGGAAGAGCTCGTTGAGCTTCTGCAGGACCTCGCGGTCCTCCGCCCTGAAGTCTGCGGCGAGCGCCGTCGCCATTTCCGGGAGCGCACCCTCAAAGGCGCGCATCACCTGGACGGCGATGGTGGTCAGCTGCCGGCGCACGGCAGCGGTCTCGGTATAGAGCCCCTTGCGGGCTGCCTCATCTTCCTCGCCGATGCGGTTGCGCCGCTGCCACTCGGCCAACTTCTCGCGCTTGAGGAGCTCGTCCAGCTGGTCGCTGGCGATCTCGTCCTCATCATCGTCGGCATCCGCGCGTGGGTTCGGCTCTCGTCGCGAGGTTGTCGGCTCAGCCGGTGCGCCCGGGCTCTGACCCGTGAGCCTGGTCGTGATGCCGTTGCCGAGCGCCTGGCTGATGTCGCGGCGCTTGCGCAGCTGCTTCTGCGCGGCAGCAACATTGATGCGGGCGGTCCGGCCGGCGCCGATCAGGGCATCGCCGTCGATCAGCTTCTCGGCGATCCACTGCGTCACCCGGCCCGGCGAGACGCCGCAAATCCGGGCGAATTCGCTCTTCGATACGATGGCTGCGGAAGTGGCTGGTGCGCTGGCGCCGGGCTTGGACATGGATGGTTTTCCGGGCGCTGCAGCCGCTTTCTCTTTCTAGGAGCCTTTTTAGCCCCTCTTTTTAGCTCGCTTTTTAGCCCGGCCGGCCTGCAAGCGGTGCCGGAATGGCGGAACTCCGCCGATCCAGCCTGCCCGCGGGCCGACTTTTTAGCCGCTTTTTAGGCTTTCAAAACCGGGTCAGACTGGCGAAAATCCGGGGGTTTTACGCCCGCAGGGGGGCCGGCCCCCGGGAGGGACCCGCGCCCTCCGGCGCGGTCGGCGGCGGCGCCGCGCGTCAGCGCCCGCCCTCGAGCAGGCGGCCGACCTCGTGGACCAGGCGATCGGTGAGGTCGCTCTCGACGACCTCGAAGAACGCCGCCTCGCTCTCCCCCGTGATCATCTCTTCGGGGATGAAGAGGCCCGACCGCTGCTCGGCGATCGGTATGCGCTTCCTGCCCAGGCGCTTGTAGACGTGGCCGCCGAGCTTCAACCTCGTCCGGTTCGGCCACCGGCCGCCGGTCATGAAGGCATGGTCGTCGTGCCAGGACTTCCCGCGAACCTTGGCGGTCACCCCGCCCGGCCCTTCCTTCGCCCCGAAGAACTTCAGGGAGATGTCCCCGCCTCGCGAGCGGATGACGTAGGCCGAGCGCGCACCGTTGCCCTTGGGGCCACCGGTCGATGCCCGGTCAACCTTGAGGGCCCGCACGATCACCTTGCGTTTCAGCCCGGTCTGGGCGGTCAGGGTCCTGACCATCCGGGTGCGCGCCTTGTCGCCGGTGTGGTTGACCGCGCGAACGATGGCCTTACCGGCGTTCTTGCCGGCGGCGCCCAGCAGATTGGCCATGCGGGCCAGCTGGGCGTCGTCGAGCTTTACCTCGAGCAGTCCGGACATCGGCGATTACTCCGGCTGCCGGTCGGCAGGGTCAGAAGCTGGTGGACGTTTCGATCAGGGAAGCATCCACCGGCGAAATGGTGTCGGCATCGGTGATCGGCGTCTCGCCCGATGCACCGCTGACCGTGTCGGTGGTCGAGGCGGCCGGCGTGACGGCATAGGTCATCGAAACCAGCGAGACGTGACCGTCGACGTTGTTGTCGGCCCAGCTCTGCGCCTCTTCCATGCTGGAAAAGTGGCCGGTGCGCTCCGGCGCGGTGCCGTTCTTCACGGTGAGCGAGACGCCGGCGAGATCGCCGGGGATCAGGATCAGGGTCTGGGCAGCAATCTTCGGCATGTGAAACCTCATTCGGTTGGGGAGAGGAGAGGCCGGTCAGTCGGTCAGGCGAGCGATCGACTGCTCGACGGCATCGACTTCGGCGCGGAATCGCAGTTCGTCCTGCTGCGCGTCGCGAGCCGCGGAAACATGATGCTGCCGCTTGCGCATCGCGCTTTCGGCGCGGCGTTGCGCGACCTCGCGGGCATCGTAAAGCGCCCGCAGCCGGGCGGGATCGTTCTCGTAGGGCATGGCGGTAAGCCTTCGAAGCGGGATTAAACCGTTGCGAGGGGACCGCTCTCGCTGCCCAGCCGCGGCCCGTAGACCTTGGCGGCAGCCCCACGGACCTCTTTAAGGTCACGCAACGGCTTGCGGATCGCGAGCAGATCCACGGTTGGCTGATGGAGGAGCGTCCGCACCGGTCGTTCCGCCTCGACCACCTGGCGGAGGATCACCGGCAGGCGCTGCAGCTGGGCGTCCGTCATGCGTAAAACACGCGGCGAACCGGCACTTCTTTGACCATCGGCCGCTTACGCCGCCGGTGGTGGTGATACGCCACTTCGCGCGGGCCAGCTCGGCCCGTTGCCTTCGCCTGGTGGAGCGGTCGGGTCACCGGAGCGAGTTCCGTCTGGACACCAAGGGTGACATCCATGCCGATCACGTAAAGACCGGCGGCAGCTGCCGCCCCGAGATTGAGAAAGCGCATCCGAACCTCGTCATGCTTTGCGAAAGGGCACTGGTGAGGAAGGCGCTCACGCCTCCTGGGTGGTTATGCTGCACCCCACCCCGGCCTTGGGTCCTAGCCCACAGCGTCAGGCCGACACGCGCCGCGGCAATGCCGGGCGGCTTACGTGCGTCTCACCAGATCGGTTTGGTGAGAGACAACGGCCGTTGCCTCTCACGGATGTTTATCGAAGGCGCTCCAGCAGCTCTTCAAGCTTGAAGACGATCTCGCCACGATCGACGTGAAAGCGCTCGGGATCGCGGCGCGACACCGTCAGCCGTTTCACCTCGCCGGCGATCTTCTCCAGGTCCTCGCGGATGGCGCGGACGGTGGGCGGCTTCACCGCCGGCCCGTTTGCGACATAGACCGCCTGCCCAGTCGACCGACGCTCGACACGAACGTCGCAGCCGTTCGCGGCACGGATCGTGGAGCGGGAGGGGCGAAGCAAGGGCGATCTCTTCTGAAAAGCCAACGAGGCCGGCGCGGCGTTTTGCCGGCCGGCCCTCGTCTGTGGCGCAGCCGAAGCTGCCGAGCCTGCGCTCGAAGTGAAGCCCCAGCAGGTTGCGGGTGGCGGGCTACTGTGTGGCGCAGGAACACGAAAAGCCGGCACCGCGAGAGCGGCCCGGCAGATGACGCGGTTACGTGATCGGGATCCAGGTGGTGAGGGCAGCCATGATGCCAACCCTGAGGGCACCCCAGAAACGGAAACGCCCGGCGGCTGGAAGCCCCGGGCGCATCACTCGAACGGTGAATTTCTCGCAGGTTCTACGCGGCGGGTCAAGCCCAACTCGTTCACTTCACTGCTTCAAAGACAAAGTCGAACTCACGACGGGTTCCTTCTGCGTTCGGTCTGAATGACCGCAATTGGCCATTCCGAATGTCAGATGTTGAGCTTGAAAGACAGTTCACAAAAGGGAAGGCACGTTCCAAACCTGCCTGGAGGCCGAGTTGCGCCGCCTCGAGAGATAGCTTCTTTCCGCCGATCCGAATTACTATTCGAGCACGTCGCTTCAGAAGAGGTGCAATTCCCAGCCATGTCTCAGTTAAGAAGTTCCAGTAATTATCTGGATTCGAATGCCTGTCGTCACCTTCTGTCGCGCTACAGGGAAACGGGTCTCCCCCAAGAAACCAGACGCGAAGCCATTGATCCTCGCGAAAATGTGTCACATCCAAGTAAGGAGGAGAGGTGAGAACAACATCGACCTTCCCCTCCCAATCCGAAAGGAGTTCACTCGACAGCCGGGAGTCGCCTTCCACGACGTGTCCAGTTCGGATTGGAGGTGCACTTACATACCGGAAATCCGCTTCTTCTCTTAAGATTGAGAAAACATCTCGCTCTGGAGGCAATAAGCCGTGCTGTCTCCACCAGCGAACAGAATAGGAGGGCTTCGTGGAAATCGTCCTCGGCATCCTGTTACTAAATACGCGACGGCTCCGGTGGCTCTCACCGTGCAGACACCCTGCAGCCATTGCTGCGAGGAAGCAATCTACAGCGTTGTTTCTCCAATCCAACTCCCGTCTGATAAACAGAATCTGTTGAAGGGTGGTTTCGGAAAAGCACATCCGAAAGAATTCATCCGACAACAACGGATCAACTGTTGTGACGAAGGACCTCTCCAGGTCATCAAGCCGCGCGCGGATTGCGCCGATTGACGGTGCTTTGCTCTTAGCGCGAGACACACATACCGCGAGAGGATTCACATCCACCCCCAGCGCCTCATGCCCCATCTGCAACGCCTCAAACACGGTTGTTCCACGGCCGCTGAAACAATCCAGAACCACTGAGTTTTCCTCAGCCAATGAGAGGTGCTTTCGAACAAAAGCTTCAGGGAACATCGCAAAATACGGACAGATCGAGTGGAATCTATGCCGGCTCATAGGAGTACACTTCGGCTGGGGACCGCCGGAAGGCACGAAGCCACCGCCAGATCAACGAGGCAGCGGCCGCGCAATCGACAGCCGTGCCAGCGTGGTTCAATTGAAGCCCTTGCCATGCCAATAACGGCGTACGCGTGCGATCAAGAATCGCTCCATGTTTGAAATGATTACGTCTCATCTCATCTTCGCTCAGCCGATACGGAACTATAGTGTAATAAACAGTATTGCAATTCGGTTTGTCTAGAAAGTAATTCCGCATTAATAATTCGCTGTCTATTCGAGCTGACTTCTGCGGCCAATCATGTCCGCTGGCAGTTTGACCGAACGCGAAGAATGCAGGTGGCGGGCCATCCAGAAACGGGTTCCAAGCCAAGACATCTATTCCGCTGTCTTTGTCGTACTCTCCAGCACCTGGCCCGGGCACGTCTCGACCTGAGCCCGTTCCGGCCAGCTGACAGGTTCGACGTACGACCTCGAGGATTGATTCGTCTGTGGGTCGCGGCCACCCGAGCCAAACAGCTGGCCCTTGAACTTGCCCCGCTAAAGCCAGCGTGGCGACACATTGAAAATGGTGGTTCCGCGCAGCCCTTACGGCACTTGGATGTGGGGCCGTTTCAAGTATCCGAGACCGGGTGACATGTGAGAGGACGAGGCAAAACAGGTAGAAGCGCCCGCCCCGGCGATCATTCCTGTCCTTCAGTCCAAGCACTTCTCCAGACGCCGACAGGCAGAAAGGGTAAGTATTCCCCAGTGCTTTCTCACGGGCACCGATCTCTTGCTCGATCTCCAAACGTAGATCTTCCACCTGGAGGTCGCGCTCACCAATGTCATCCTCGATCTCGTCAGCCTGTATATCTAACGCCCCGATCAACTCGTCCAGTTTAGACTGATGATAGATATCGAAAAAGGCATTCAGCTCCAGCCAGTCGACTTTTTCGAAAACCGTGGCATTCACCGCTGGCGCTTTCAACATTCAACGAGAATCCTCGGCAGGGCTGGCCGGCCTCTGCAGCTCGGGATGATGGTCCGCGGCTTCCATCTCCATTGATCGATGGATTGTTCGCGCTTTTGACAGGATCTGCTGGGCGATCGTGAGTAGCGTTCGATCCTTACCATCGTACCCGTCCAAGGATGCCTGAACATCCCGCAGGTGCTCATTCGCCTTCACAAGGTGCTCCTCTAGCCGCGAGCTAGCCGGGATTGTGCTGACTTCCGCTGCATCCAGGTCGCTGCTCTCAAGCATGATCCGAGTTGAGACCGGATCGGATAGCACTCGCTTGAGTCGAGCGATGTCGGGATTCTGACGCCGGATCGCTGGCTCTATCGCTTCCGACTTCTGACCGTACAACCACCGGAGCAACTGGCGCAGGTTATCGAGATTGGATTCCGGTATCGGATTCCGAGCAGGGTCTGCGCTTCGATCCCAAGTCGTATACCCAAGGAACTCCCGATATTCAGGATAAGTCAGAGCGGTATATAAATGGGAGAAGCTAAAATTCTTTGTGGCTCGGTCTACGACGAAGAAAACGCCATTTTCCTCCGCCTGATCTAAAACGTAGATGGCGCTGACCAAGCGGTAGATCGTATCGTTCTTGTCTCCCATGCTTCTGGCGATTTCGCTAAGGGAGAGACCCTGCCTGCCTTCTTCGCGTTTCCGGCGCTCGTCATCAAGCCATCGTGCAGCGTAGATTCCCTTCGCATGTGCATCCCAAGCTTGAGGACCATTGATGTGCTTGAAGCCAATCAAGGTGCGGGCTTCGTCTTGGGACACAACTCGATAGACGGAGACACTCTTCAGAGTTGCGCGTATTGGCTCCGAGAGAGGTGGGATCGACAGTTTCGCGCGCTTTGCAAGGTCGGCGCTACGCAACGCCTTCAGCGCAGCTAGCCGTCTATTCCCTTCCAGAACGACTAGATCGTCACCTTCGCCGATAACGATCAAAGGTTCGATGTCGATATAACCGCTAGTGGAGATCGACTCGATCAGCTCGGCCAAATCGGCGGACGCGGCCAGCTCAGCGATGAAAGCAGCATCGCTGTCACTCGACGGCTTCTTCTCAGGGGTGAAGCGAGGGTTGTGTCGATCAAAGGTCAGGCTGTCGACAGGAACCTCGACGCGCTCCCGTGCTGCGACTTCCTGCTCCCACCAAGGCATCAATATTCTCTTCGGCTGCTATGCTCATGCTTACACGGCAGAAAGCTACCGGCAAAGCGTCAACAAGGGGTTCTCAATGAGATCTTCCGGGGCGCGTTCTTGGCTCGGCCCGTCCCGCCCAAGCTTCTGAGATCTCCTCAAGCATCCAGCGGAAGCGGTCTCCAGCATAGGCGGCTCCTCGATCCCGCCCCTTTCCGCGTGCTGCCCCTTCGCTCGCGAAGCTTGCCTCACCCATGATCAGGCGGCGAAGGAACTTTGCCCCTACCTCGCCCACCACCTTCTCGATCCGCTTCACGTAGTCGTCGGCCAACCGAGCCTTCGCCAGCGTCCGGATTAACCGGATCTCGTCTTCCGTTGCAGCGTCCACCTTCTCACCACCGGCCCAGCCGCCCCCCATGCGAACGCCTGCCGCCTGTTCGAATACCGCCTGGATGATGCGCCCCACCATGTAGGCAGCTTCGGAGATCCGGCCGTGCGACCGCTCGAGCTCGAGCAGGTCGACGTTTCGGTTCACCCGGGCGAGGATGCGCTCTTTCGGGTTTTCGGGATCCGGCACCGCGATTTGCGCTGTGGGCAGGTTCGGTGACAGCGGCCGCCGCGCAACGCCGCCGATCGGTGGCACGGCATCGGCCGTGTCATAGCGGCTGGTGCGCACCGGCCGCTCCGTTAAAGCGGTCGAGCGAACGCCCACCGCCGGATAAATCGCTGCTTTCCGTTTGCGTCCTGCGCTCATGTTCGCACCCGTTCCCTCAGGCCGGGATGGGTCGGAGGCAATTGGGCTCAGACGCAAGAGATTTCTTCGAGAGCGCCTCGACGCGCTGTAGGCTCAGATATTCGGCCACCTGGCGAGCCGCCTCGTTACGATCTCGCTTGAAACTTGCGTACGCCCACCCGCGCTGCCGGCAGGTTTCGCGCACCGAGATCCCGACCGCCCGAGCGCGGGCCCATGTCAGGATCTTCACCCGCAGTGTGGACGACCGGCCGAGCGCGCGGCTTGTCGCCTCGATCAGCGCCAGGCCCGCGATCGGCGTGTCATCGAGGGCAATGAAGCTGTTTCGCGTCGGGCTGTAGATTGGCGTGTCAGGCAGTCGGCGGAAGGAGTCGACCAGCCGCTCCGACACAAGCTCCGGCGTCCAGTCGTGTTCAGTGAGCAT